CACAAAAGGCTGACCGGGAGCAGGAGAAGCTCGCCCGTTCCGCCGAGCGCCTGAAGCGTCAATACGCCGAAGGCTATCAGGCAGCCCAGGAACAGGGCCGCGCAAGCGCCCTGCTCAGCAAAGGGCTGCTGACGCAGGGCGAGTATGCGAGCGTCGTCGAGGGCATCGGGCGCAAATTCAGCGCTGCCGGCACGCAGGCGCGCAGCTTTGGCCAGGCTGTCGAGACACAGGGCCAGCAGGCCCGCATCACAGCACGGCAGTTGGCTCAGCTGCAGCCGCAGCTGAACGATATCTTCACGACGCTGACGACGGGCATGAGCCCGCTGACAGTGGCGCTCCAACAAGGTCCGCAGATCACCCAGATCTTTGGCGGCATCGGGGCGACGTTCCGGGCAATCCCGCCGGTGGCGCTTGGCGCAGCGGCTGCCTTGGCTGCGGTCGGCATTCCGCTCGCCATCATTCTGTCGCGCGCGACGGATCTTGCCGCAGAAAGCCGCACCTTCAACGTCGCGCTTGCCGCCATGGGGCGCCAAGGCCAGACGACTGCAGGGCAGCTCAACGAACTCGTCGAGAAACTGCGCGATGTCGGCGTCGCCCGTGACGAGGCGCGCTCAGCGATCTCGACCCTTATTCGCACGCCGAACCTTCCGGGCGCGGAGATCCCGCGTCTGGCGAGCATGGCGCCGGATCTGGCGGCAGCGATGGGGACCGGCACCAGTGACGCGGCTCGCCAACTCGGCGAACTAGCCACCGGCGGCTATGACGCAATCATCAAGCTAGATCGGGCGCTGAATGGCTTCCTGAACCCTTCCCAGCGCGAGAATATCCGCCTTCTCGCTGAGCAAGGCGAGAAGTCACGCGCCTATGGCATCGCGATTGCAGCGCTGCAGGAGCGCATCCGGGGACTGAACGATCAGTCGCTGTCGCCCACCGAGAAGTCGATCAACGATATCAGTCGTGCCTGGGACCGCCTCGTCGATAACCTGGCGCGCGGCGCGATCGGCCGGATCACGCTGCAGGTCGTCGAAGGCGCGATCTCCGGCGCAGCCAATCTGCTTGCCCCATCCCAGCCGCGTGTACGCGATCCCCTCGCTGAGGCCGAGGATGCGCTGCAAATGGCGGTCGAGCGGCTCGACCGCTTCAACCGCGAGACCCGGCTCTACAGAGACCCGAATGCAGAAGTGGTCATTCCGGGCTTTGGCTACGGGTCGCCAAATGCCGTCAGGCTTCAAGTCCAGGAGCAGGTCGAGGCCGCACGTGCGGAGTATGAGCGGCTTCGGCAAGCGGCTGAACAGACGCAGGCCCGCGCTCAGGCCCAAGCCCAGTCGCCGGTGGTCGTGGGCTCTGCCGCCAGTGCGCCACAGCCCCTGGCGATCGGCGAAGAGACGGCACGCCAGATCGCCGATCTCGAGCGCCGGCAACGGATCTATAACGCAGCGCCCGCCCGCCGCCCCCTTGTGGAGGCGGAGATCCAGGCTGAAATCACGGCCCGCGAGCGCAACCTCAATGCCCTGGAGGCGGAAGCCCTCAAGCGCCGCATGGTTGCTGACGCGGCGGCCCAGCAGGGCCAACAATACCAGGACCAGACGCGCGAACTGGAGATCCAAAGCCGCGCGACGCTCGCTGTGGCAGACGCCTATGGGCAGGGCCAATCGGCCGTCATCCGTGCCGAGGCGGCCCGGCAGGCGGCAGTCGAGGGCTATCGTAACGGGATCAATGAGACGGCGAGAACGGAGGAAATCCTCCGGACCCGCGTGATAGAAACGGTCGAAGCGCAGGCGCGTGCAGCCTTCCAGGCGGAACTGTCCGCCCAAAGCGCACGCAGGCTCGCGGAAGCCGAGGCGCAGGGTACTGCAGCCGTCCAGCGCGCAGAGGTGGCCGAGCGGTCCTTGGCTGCGACGCGTGATGCGCGCGCGGCCCTGTCTCTTGCCACGGGCGCTGCCGAAGAACGCCTACGCGCATCAATTGAAGCAACGACTCGCGCGATCGAAGCGCAGGCCGCCGCTGAACGCGCACGCGCGCTGGCCCGCGAGCGACGCACATCGACCAACGACCTGGACATTGCGGAACGGGAGGCGCAAGCCGCCCGCCTCAGCGATCCTGCCGAACGTAGGGCGGCAGAGCTTGCCATCGAGCGCGAGCGTCGCATGCAGAGCATGCGTGAGCGTCTCGGTAGCATAGATGAACAAGCGCTGCAGGCCCAGGACGCGGCTGCCGCGTTCCGCGAACAGGCTCGCTACTTCAACGACATCCGCGATCAAGCAAAGAGCCTATCGAGCGATATATCGAACTTCCTTGTAGACGGCTTTGCCAATGCTGGGCGGGCCGGCAAAAGTGTTTTTGCTAACCTGGCCGAAGGCGCAGTTGGGTTGTTCCGTCGTATGGCCGCGCGTATCGCGGCAACGCTGATCGAGCAGAAATTCATCCTCCCCATCACCACACAAATTGTCGGGGCATTCCCGAGCCTGTTTGGTGTGGTGGCGCCGCAAGCTGCAGCTCAGGCCGGAGCAAGTGCTGCTGGGACAGCGGCCACAAGCTCCGGGCCTGGTTTTTTTGAAGGCATAGGCAATTGGTTCTCTGGGCTATTTGGCGCTGCCCATGCTGGTGGGCTGATCGGTGTTGCGCCATCCCACACCAGGCTGGTGGCACTCGGCGCCTTTGCGGGAGCCGAGCGCTTCCATGCAGGTGGCATGTTGGGTTTACGGCCGGATGAGGTACCGTTTGTCGGTCTGCGCGGCGAGGAAGTTCTGACACGCAGCGACCCGCGTCACCGGTGGAACGCTGAACGTCTCGATCGAATGCGTATGCCTGCGCCGGCGAATGATGTGCAGATCAATGTCTACGACATGCGTATTGGTCGCGATCAGCCGCCTCCGCGTACCGAACAGCGTCGCGGGGCCGATGGTAAACGCGAGATCGCTGTCTTCATCGAAGACAAGATAGATGAAGCAATCCGCAGCGGTCGCCTCGATCGGGCGCAAGGCGAGACCTACGGCTCGCGGCGCATGACCAAGCGGGTGTAAAGGATGGCCAATATCGTCTGGCCTTCGAGCCTCCCGCAGCGTCCGACCGTCGGCGGGTACCAGGAGCGCTTTGCTGACACGGTCTTGCGAACGGCTATGGAAACCGGGGCCGCCAAGACTCGGCGCCGGTTCACGGCAGCGCCACGCCAGATCGAGATGACATTCCGCGTCAACGCGGCACAGGCCGCGACCCTCAAGACCTTCTTTGAAGAAACGACCGCGGGCGGCGCCTTGCCCTTCGACTGGATGCACCCGCGTGAAGGGTCGTCAGCGGAATTCCGTTTTGTCGAAGCGCCCCGCGTTTCGGCTGTCACAGGAACGCTGTTCTCGATCGCGATCAAGCTGGAGCAGATGCCGTGAGGACGATATCGCCGGAGGCACGAGCGGCCGCCCATGCTGAAGCCTCCGACAAGGTCTGGCTCGTCCTGCTTGAAATCACGGCAGCAGGTCTCTCAACGCCCATCCGCGTCGCCAATGACAATGTCGATGTCATCCATCAGGGCTGGACCTTCATTGGCTACCCCTTCGAGGTGGAACTGCCCCCCGAAAGTCAGGACCGCCCGATGATCGCGCGCATCCGCATCGACAACACGGAGCGGCTGATCGTGGACGAAGTCCGCACCATCAGCGAGCCGCCAAGCGTGACGCTTAGGGTGGTCCTCGCGGACCAGCCCGATGTGATCGAGGTCGAATATGCGGGCATGCGGCTGCGCAATGTCACCTGGGACGCCGGCGAGATTTCCGGCGACCTGGTCTACGAGGACATCCTCTCCGAGCCTGTCTGCGAGCAAATGACGCCGGCGCGATTTCCGGGGGCGTTCTGATGACGGAATTGCCCGACTGGGTCTCCGCCTATGTCGGCCTGCCATTCAAGGAGGGTGGCCGTAATCGGGACGGGCTCGATTGCTACGGGCTGCTGCGGCTCGTCATTAACGAGCGCTTCGCCGGCGCCGTGCCGGAATACGAGGGCATTGCCTACCGATCCGGCGAGGACAGCAGCCTGCTTGCCGCGCTGATGGATGAACGGATCCGCCTCTGGCGTCCGATTGCCATAGGGGAGGAGCAACCCGGCGACGGCGTGCTGCTGCGCGTCATGGGGCGCCCCATTCATGTTGGGGTCGTCGTGGCGGCGGGCTTCATGCTGCACATTGAAAAGAACTGCGACAGCATCCTTGAACGCTTCACGACCGGCTTCCGCTGGGAAAAGCGCCTCCTTGGGTTCTACCGCCATGCCGCTTGACGCGACGCAGTTCGAGACGCAGCTGCGCTGGACGCTGGTCGCGCACCCCTTTTCCACCGAGCGGGAGGAGCGCTTTGCGCCGGCCGGCCTCAGCCTTGCGCAGATGCTCGAAGCCTCGGACCTACCGCAGCGCTACTGGCCCTATCTGCAGGTCTTTGTCGATGACGAGGAGGTACCGCGCGACTGGTGGGCCCAAGTTCGCCCCAAGCCAAATGCGCGGCTCTTTGTGCGGGTCAACGCCATGGGCGGCGGCGGCGGTGGAGGCAAGAACCCGCTCGCTATCATCGGCGCCATTGCGGTCATCGCCTTTGCAGCCTGGGCAG